GGACAAGCGCAACCGCTCGATCGGATGGTGGGCCGCCTTCGGGCTGCTCTTTGGGCCTTTTGCTTTGGGGGCTGTTCTGATGATGGGAAAGCTATCCGGGACTGACGACGCTTAAACCCACGGGCCGATTGATGGGCTCTATATTTCCACCGACCAGATAGGAGACACCGCTATGAAACTCACACCCGAAGAACTGGCAGACCAATTTTCAAACCTGAACAAATCTGATTTCCAGGAATTCTGGATGCACGTTTTGTTTTTGTGGAACGATGACGAATCGGAACTTGATGCGGAATGGTTTTACTACTCGCAAGGGGCAAAGCCTGCGATTGTAACCGTCATCAGCGCGATGCACTCGGCCGTTTATTCCGGGATGAAGTCTGGGGCCAGCAAATGACACACCTTTACCAGATATGCTACAACGCGCGCCGAAGGCTCTGGCCCTTGGCTGCACCCGCCGCGCCCGGCGCGCCGGCATCGCTCAATAGGTTTGCGCCATATACTGCTCGCCGCGATAGCGAAACTTCTACACGACAGGAGCAAGGACGATGCGTAACTATTACAAGAACCAGACCGCCGACCGAGAGCGTGTCCTTCGGGACATCAAGGATCACCGGATGCAGGTCATTCAGGACAACGGCGTGTTCCGGCATATCCGGATGGCCAAGCCCGGCACAATGAACATGCACTTCAATATCACCACCACGCCGGGCTACCTGATCTATACCGGCGATATGGGCAGCTTCGTGTTCTCGCGTGTCCACGACATGTTCAACTTCATGGACATCGACTGGGGGCGGAAAGTCCCGACCATCGACTATCGCTATTGGGGCCAGAAATGCGAAGCCGCTGACAAGCACGGGGGTATCGAAGAATATGACCCGGACAGCCTAAAGGCTATGGCCGTGCAGGTATTCCGGCAGCACGAATTTCCGAAAGACCAGCGAATGCCCGCGTGGTCTGAGTTCCGCGAAGATATTCTCGGATACATGGGAGAGGACGAACGCGAAGATATCTGTCGGGTCATGCAGTTCGAATACTTGGGAGAGCGCCCGTGCGAAGATTTCTACATGGACGGCCCGTTCTGGAAACACACGATGCGGTTCCGCTGGGCGTGCTGGGTGATTGCCCACACGGTCCGCGATTACCGTCTCGGCGGCGACCGGGTGACCCGACAGCAGGCACATGACGACATCATTCTGAAAGGAACACAGAAAGGATCGACTTCTCGAAACTGGGGGTGCGTATGGCCAAGCCCGGCACAATGAACAAGCATGTAGTTTGCCTTTACGAAGAAAGCGGATTTAGCGCGGAAGAATGGGCCGGCCCCAGGACGCTGCAATACAGGGGTGAAGCACCTTGATCGACGCCATCCGAAAGACCGAGGCCAAGGGCGCCGCCGCAATGGCGTTGCTGTACCTGTCCGAGCAGGCTGACGAGAATGACAGCATCCAGATCAGCACGCGCAAGGTTGCTGAGGCCATAGGATACAGCCCGAGCACAACACGGGACGCCATGACCTGCCTGTTGGACTTGGGCGAAATCGAACTGCAAAAGCCCGGCCAGCGCGGTCGTGCTGCGCACTACATCGTATGCAATCGCATCGACGCGCATGCCCCTCAAAAGGAAGCGCAGAATTTCCGGCAGATTGAGGTGGAAAACGCAAAAGTTGACCGGAAACCGGTACAAGTTGAGTCAAAGCCGCAATCTTCGCCGGGTGTTCGATCAGCGTTCCGCGCGACGGTATCGACCTGTGGAGGGTTCCTGGAGTGGGCCAAGGCCGCCAGCCGCAACGACGTTTGCATCTACCATATCGGCATGATCGCGATCGACCGCACGCAATCGCGCGAGCTTGACGCCCTCGCGGGCCTTGTGTCGATCCTCGTGGAAACCGGATACATCACGCCGGGCCAGCACACCATCACGCTCGCAGCAGGCCGTCAGGTCGCATACACCGCCGCCCGGTCGGGATCCGGATACGCACCCCGCGCCATCATCAACGGCCACGCCAACGCAAAAGAGTACCGGGCCCTGCGCGCAATCGAGGCCCGCGCCGCCGATCAGTCCGCCGCACGCGCCCTGCGCGATAACCTCGCCATTTCGGACGATGCCGCCAACGCTCAACTGCGAAAGCTGCATACCGCGGGATACATTGTGCGCGGCCGCAATCTCGCATGGGTGCTGACCGACCGCGCCAGAAAGTTGCTGGCATGAGCAGGGATTTGTCCAAGGTACCCGAAGCCGTCGCATCCATGTGTGAGGGCAAGGACAGCATGCCACGGCATGTCGCCCGCCGCGTCGCAAAACGCATGGCCCGCACCCGCAAGGCCCCCTTGGAGCACTATAAATAGCCCGATCTGCAAGGAATGGCACGTCGGGAAAAAGACCCGAGCGTGACAGGGTGAGGCGGTCGAGTAATGGCTAACCGGGATGCCCGAGGTCGGTTTCTGCCAGCGCACAGCGAGGCCGGCCCAGGGCGCAGCTCAACATATGAGCCATGGATGGCCGATCAGGCGCACCGCCTCGCATTGCTGGGCCTCAACGACGAGGAAATGGCGCATGCCTTCGGGATCAGCCACGACACATTCTATAAATGGTTCAAAAAACATGACGCTTTTGCTGAGGCCATTTTGGCAGGCAAGGAACGCGCTGACGCCGATGTGGCGTTCAGCCTGTATCAGAGGGCCAAAGGCGTGACCGTCATCAGCGAAAAGGCGTTCAAGGGCGCAAAGGGCGATGTGGTCGTAGCTGAGACGAGGACGCAACTGCCCGGCGATGTGCGCGCCGCCGAGATATGGCTGCGCAACCGCCAACGGAAACGCTGGGCCAAGCCCGAAGACATGCCTGCTGATCCAGAGGGTGAAAAGGCCCTGGCCGATATGTCAGACGAAGACCTTGAGCGCCGCAGGGCAGAGATCGAGGCGCGGCTGAAAGAGTCCGGCGAGGGGTGATCGTTACGCTTTTCTCGGGGTTTTGCCGCACAAAGCTGTTGACCGACCCACGAAAGGTGCATATTAAGGGTCGCAAGGGCAATGACGCCCTGAAAAGGAGACAAGACAGATGACCATTCAGCCTTGGGAAACCAACGCGGCCGCCGTAGCCTACCAGTTTATGACCGCAGGTGGACTGAACAGCCCGGAGCAAATCACGGACCTGATTGGCAACCGTAGCGTAACCGAAGCAGCCGCATCATTAGCAGACGAGGCCGCGGAAAATTGGGATCTGCATGTATCGCCCGCGGATCTGGCCGAAGCGATTGCCGACTTCATCGAGACCAGGCCCGACATCGACGCAGCATAAACATCCCATCACCAACAGGAGACAAGACAATGACCGATTTCGCACTGAACCACGAAGGCAAATGGCGCGACGGCGAAGCGCCAAAAATCAGCGGCGCTACATACGTTGTCAGCTATGACCAGACCAATCAGGCTTACCACATCGACAAGTCCGATTATGATGATTTTGTCGAGTGGGTCGCGGTGACTTGGGAGACAGACTACAAGCCGCGCGAAGAAGACGAGGAAGCCGAAGATTACCTTGAGCGCATCGACTGCTCGATCAGGGAGGTTTGAGGCATGACCCTCACCCGCCCACGCAAGGCGCGCATCTTGAAAAGGCTGGTCTGCGGTACGTCGCGGGGTGGTTGCCAGTCAAACGAGCCGTTGCCGTGCAGGATGATATTGAATTAGCGCAGGAACATGTTACCTTGGCGCTTGCGACCATAAAGGAAAAGTCATGATGCCGATGGGACCTCGACCTCATGTTAATGCCGAAAGTGTTAGACGTTATAATGTGACGCGCGACTTTCGGCATGGAACACGGGGTGAAAGCGCAGCCCGTTGCATCGGCCCTATCACTAAGGGGTGCGATATTTTCGGGCTGACCAAGGGTGACTTTTCCATGATCGACATTCTGCGCCACATCGCGCGGGAAATAGGGCCTTGCCATATCGACATTGGAACATGGACGGCTGCTGCCGCTGAAATCAAGCAGGCGTTTGACATGCTTGGCGACAAAAATATTCTGACAATGCGTTGGCTTGTGGACCGCAGTTTTCCGGCACGTCAGGGAAAATACTATCGCAGCCTGCTAGATAAATTTGGGCAGGACAGTGTTCGCCTGGCTCGGTTCCACGCCAAATTCATCTTGCTTGAAAACGATGACTTCAGCGTTGCTGTGCGCACGTCTATGAATCTGAACCTAAACGCGCGGATTGAATTTTACGAGTTGAGCGAGGGAAGCCCAATCGGGGGTATATCTCAAGCAAGTTGTGGATCATCATTTTGCGCAACCTTCTGCGGACAGCTACGGATCATTCAAGGATTTTGAAATTGCCGATGAGGTAAAGGTCCAACAGCCTCAACAGCGAATTAGCGGGTGGGATTGATGGCCCAAGGTCGAGCATACATACCGAGCGACACTGACCGCACTTTTGTTGAGCGCGCAGTTATGGCAGGAACGCCTATTGAAAAGATCGCAGGATGCCTGAATTTGCATGACGACACGCTGCGCAAGCATTTTCGATACGAAATAATGACCGGGCGTGAACGGCTGAAAGGTGACGCTGTCCGAGTGGTGGTCGACAGCTTGACCGATAATAGCCTAGATGCTGCAAAATTCGTGTTGGGTAGAGTTGCCGGTTGGACAGAGAAAAGTGTGGTTGATAACACGCAAGCGACGGCAGCATGTCGCCCAAGGCCGCGCTGGACGTATCCCGCCTGTCACCTGAAGCCCTGGCGGAAATTGTGGCGCTTGGCGATGCAACTGACACCGATTGACATCATTGCCGCCGAAAGGGAACTGTGCCGCCGATCACTGGCCTACTTCGCACGGCGCGCCTGGCACGTCCTGGAGCCGTCCACGCCGCTCAAGTGGGGCTGGGCACTGGACGCTATCTGTGCGCACCTGGAAGCCGTCACGCGGGGCGACATCAACCGCCTGCTGATGAACGTGCCACCCGGCACCATGAAGTCGCTGCTGACCGGTGTGATCTGGCCCGCTTGGGAATGGGGGCCTAAAGACCTGCCGCACACGAGGTTCCTTGGCACGGCGCACAAGCAAGACTTGGCCGTCCGGGATGCAATGAAATGCCGCCGTCTGATCCAATCGGAATGGTATCAGACGCGGTGGCCGATGGTCCTGATGGCGGACAATAACGCCAAGCTGCGGTTTGAAAATGACAAGACAGGGTTCAGGGAAGCCATGGCCTTTGAAGGAATGACCGGATCGCGCGGCGATAGGGTTCTGATCGACGATCCGCACAGCGTTGCGGATGCCAACAGCGTCCAGAAACTTGCCACAGGCGTTGCGACATTCAGGGAAGCCCTGCCGTCCCGCGTCAACAATGAAGATTCCGCAATTGTAATTATTATGCAGCGATTGCACGAGTCTGACGTATCCGACGTGGCAATTGATTTGGGTTACACCCACCTTTGCCTGCCGATGCGGTTTGAATCGGATCGGCGATGCTCCACGCCATTTTATACCGACCCGCGAACAATCGAAGGCGAATTGCTGTTTCCTGATCGGTTCCCAGAGGACCAAGTGGTCGATCTTGAAGAGACCATGGGCATCTACGCCAGCGCCGGTCAGCTTCAACAGCGCCCCGCACCGCGCGGCGGCGGCATGTTCAAGCGGTCAGACTTCCGCGTCATCCAAGCTGAGCCTGCAGGCTATCGGTGGGTGCGCGGCTGGGACTTGGCCGCAACTGACGATCCGTCGGCGGCCCGGACTGCTGGCGTAAAGATGGGAATCGGCCCAGACAACCGATTGTGCATCGCCCACGTCGTCAAAGATCAGGTAAACGCGGCTGGTGTGGAGCGGCTGCTGGGCAGCACCGCGGCGGCCGATGGGCGGGCGGTGCGTGGCTCAATTCCGCAAGATCCGGGTTCTGCTGGTAAATCATGGGCTTTGCATCTTCTCAAATCGTCGCTGATGGGTTATAGTTACACCGCAAGCCCTGAAACGGGTGACAAAGAAACGCGCGCCATGCCGCTGGCGGCACAGGTCGAGGCCGGAAACGTGGACATTGTGGCAGGCGATTGGAATGGTGAATTCTTGGACGAAGCTGCGACGTTCCCGATGGGTAAGTTCAAAGACCAAATTGATGCCGCGACACGCGCGTTTGATATGCTGGCGGGCGCAAACAATTCATGGGCTGGAACGATATGAATATCATGGACGGCCTGCGCAACATCGTCGCCAATCTCGGCACGGATCGGGACAAGGTTGCGCACAGCCATTATTACAACACCACAATCGCCGACGATCAGCTTGTCGCCATGTATCGCACCAGCGCCATTGCCCGCAACGTTGTGGACTTGCCCGCTGAGGATGCGACCCGTGAATGGCGGGAATGGCAAGCCGATGCGGTGCAGATCAGCGCGATTGAAGCTGAGGAAAAGCGGTTGGGCTTGCAGGGCAAGACGATGCAAAACCTCAAGCGCGCGCGGCTGTTCGGCGGCGCTGCAATCTATATCGGCACGCGCGACCTGGACGCATCAAAACCGCTGGATCCGGCCCGGATCGGCAAGGGCGGGCTGCAATATCTTGCGGTTTTGAACAGGTCGGAAATTACCGCCGGTGAAATCCAGCGCGACCCGCGCCTGCCGGGGTTTGGCAAACCGATCATGTATCGGATGAACCCTGCCACCGGCGCATCGGTTGATATCCACCCAAGCCGTCTTGTCATCGCAACGGGCGAGGAAGTGCCAGATGATCGGTATTCCGCACATCCCGGATGGGGTGACAGCACGTTGAACGCCACGATCAGCGCCGTGCGGAACCTCGACGCCGCCATTGCCAACGTCGCGTCGCTCGTGTTTGAGGCTAAAGTTGATGTGATCGGCGTCAACGGATTCAACGAGGGGCTGCGCAGCGGTGGCCAGTCGTATGAGGATGTTGTGCTGGCCCGAACCAGCCTGACGGCGCGCGGCAAGGGCATCAACGGCGCGCTGCTGATGGACGCCGAGGACACATACGATCAGAAAACCGCCAGCTTTGCCACGCTGCCGGACATCATCGACCGCTTTATGCAGATGGTATCTGCGGCAGCGGGCGTTCCGATGACCCGGCTGTTCGGCATTGCGGCAGCGGGGATGAATGCGACGGGTGCGGGCGATGAAAAGGTTTATTTCGACCGCGTGAGGGTCATGCAAACGCTCGATCTTGATCCGGCAATGGAAATCCTGAACGAATGCCTGATCCGGTCGGCGCTGGGTAATCGCCCGCCCGAATTGCACTGGACGTGGCGTCCGCTATTCCAGCCAACGGCCAAAGATCGGGCCGATATGGGTAAGGTTCTTGTTGACAGCGTGAAAGTTCTTTATGACATGGACATCTTGCCACAAGAGGCGCTTGCGGATACAATCGTAAACACGCTGACCGAAAGCGGGGCGTTTCCGGGGCTGGAAGGCAAAGTGAAAGAGTTTTTTAACGGCGCGGAAGGGGCAGACGAATGAAAATGACAGACGCCGCCACGCTTACAGGTGCCCGCGCCACAGACGAAGGGTATCTGGTCGCCAATGTCCGCACGGCCCGCATCGGCACGCAGGACTATCGGGGCTCGGAACTTGACCGGCCCGACCTGGACACTGTGACAGTTTACCGTGACGAGTCTGATGTATTCCGCAAGGCCAGCCTGCAAACCTTCGGCCTGCTGCCAGTCACTGATGACCACCCCGCCGATCTGGTAACGGCTGACACGGCCCGCATGGTTTCGGTCGGCACGACAAACGAGGAAGTTTTACGCGACGGTGAGTACCTGCGGATCGGGATCAAGCTGACCGACGCCGCCACGATCCGCAAGGTGCAGGACGGCAAGCGCGAATTGAGCGTAGGATATACCTCGGAATTGGTATGGGGCGACGGCATCGCGCCGGACGGGACCGCGTATCAGGCGCGGCAAACAAACATCGTGGGAAACCACATCGCTATTGTGGCAGCCGGACGCGCTGGCCCACTGGCAAGAATCGGTGACGCTGAACCAATCACTGTAGCGGGGTGGGGCGCATCCCCCATCACAGACGAAAAGGACGTAATCATGGCAGACGCCATTCAAACGCGGACAGTCCTGATTGACGGTCTCTCCGTCGTCACGACCGACGCGGGCGCGCAGGCGCTTGAAAAGCTGCAGGGACAGATCACAGATGGTCAGACGGCACTGGCCGCCAAGGACGGCGAACTGGCGGCCAAGGACGTCGAACTGGCGGCCAAGGACGCCAAGATGGCCGAAATGGCCAACGCCACATTATCCGACGCGGATCTTGACGCCAAAGTCGCGGCCCGCGCTGATCTGATCGGCAAGGCCAAGGCAATCGCCAAGGACGTGGAAACGACCGGCCTGTCTGACGCTGCCATTCGCAAGGCCGCTGTCGTGACGGTTCTGGGCGATGCAGCTTTGACCGGCAAATCCGACGCATATATTGATGCGCGCTTTGACATTCTGTCAGAGGATGCTGCCAAAGGTGACCCGGTAGCTGATGCACTGAAAACTGGCGTGACGGTTGCGACCGACGCGCGTGCCGAATACGTCAAGAGCCTCGGCACGGCCTATCTTCAACCTGTTGGCAAAGGAGCGTAAATCATGCCTATTCAAGACGCATTCGGGGCCGCTGTTGATGCAATGCCTTTGGGCTACGCAGGCATGATCGCCGAGGGCCAGCAAGTCAAAGACGTTGCCAGCAAGCGCGTCACCACTGCACCAGTTGCGTTCGGCCTCGCGGTCGGTCGTGATGGCGTCATCGACGGAGCGGTCAAACTTGGCGGCACCGGCTTTGAAGGCATCGCAATCGCCGACAAGAGCCGCGTTGGCGACGAATATATCGTCGGTGAAATGGCGGGCATCTTGCGCAAGGGCACGGTTTGGGTCACAGCATCGACTGCGGTTGATCCTGGTGATGCAGTAACCTTTACCGCCGCGACCGGAGTGATTGGTGAGGGCCTTGCCATCACGATTGCCGGGGCAAAATTTGAAACTTCGGGCGGGATCGGTGATCTTGTTCGTGTCTATCTGCCGTAAGGAGCAAAGACAATGAACACGCAGATCATGGACGCGCCCGCAGCTTTGGGTTTCGTCATTTCGCAGCGCAGCCACATCGAAGCCGAGGTGATGCGCAAACCCTATCCGACAATCCTCTACCCGCGCTTGATGCAGGTGGACACGTCGGCAAATCAATTCGCAGCATCCGTCACGTTCTTCACGCAGGATTCGGTCGGGCGCGCAAAATTCATCAACGGCAAAGGGGACGACATCCCGCGCGTTGATGTAACGAGCGGCAAGTTTGAGCAGACCGTCAATATGGCGGGCGTCATGTATTCCTATTCGATTGAGGAAATTGGCGCGGCGGCACAACTGGGCACGAACCTGCCCACTGAGTCGGCAAATGCGGCGCGGATGGCGTATGAGCAGCTGGTCAACAGCACGGCGCTGATCGGCAATGCTGACATGGGGATTGAAGGTCTCTTCAACACCACAGGCATCACTGAGGCTACGTCTACGAAGACGTTCGCAGAGTCCACGCCACAGGCGATCCTCGCGTTCATTAACGGCCTGCTGACCGGCATCAAGTCGGTAAGTCTTGGAACGCAGATTGCGGATACCATTGTGCTGCCGATCGCTCAGTTCGGTGATTTGGCCACCCGCCAGATCGCGCCGGAAAGCGATGTGACGATCCTCGACTTCATCCGGCGCGCGAACGTCTACACCGCCCAGACTGGTCAGCCGTTGAACGTCTTTTCTGACTACAACCTGACCAACAAGATGGTGGCTTACCGCAATGATCCGAGCGTGGTGAAGTTGCACATGCCGATGCCGCTGATGTTCCTCGCACCCCAGGCTGTAGGGCTTGAAGTGCGGAGCTACGGCGCATTCCGGTTCGCGCCGGTCAGCATCCGCACCCCAGCGGCTGTGAGATATGGGACTGGTTTGTAACTATGACAAAGCACACTAGCACATACCCCGGCACGCTGGTCATGCCTGACGGCACTGAGGTCAAACTCGGTGGCGACGTTCCTATCTCCGCCGATCTGGCGAAGACTGAGGGCGTCGCCGGATGGATTGGCAGCGGGTGGCTTGTGCCGATGACCGCCAAGGCCGAAGCTGACGCCAAGGCGGCACAGCCCGTCATGCCAACTGGCAAAAAATAACCATCGGGCGGGCTGTCATGGCCCGTCCATTCATTGGAGCGTCACATGATCGGCACCACCACAGCACTGATCGCATATGCCGGGGCGCGCGGCACGGTAATCGCTGACGACGCCGCGACTTTGCAGGCGCTTGTTCGCGCATCCGATTACATACAATTCACATATCTGGACGGATCGACCTGCACCGTTGATAGCGACAATGTTGAGGAAGCTACATACGAGGCGGCCATTGCCGAGGTGGCAACGCCGGGCATCTGGACCAAGACATTCACGCCAGCCGAACAGAAGGTTCTTGTCGGCGTGGGCGATATTAAATGGCAAGTGACGGGTGACGCTAGCAAGGGCGGCGCGGCCGTCCCCCCGGTCCACCAAAATTGAAACCATGTTGCGCCAGTGCATCGGCGGCGGGCTTTACGGTTACTCGACCGGCCCGAGGCTGATATGAGCGGGGCGGATATCACGGCAGACGTTCAGGCAGCCTATGTCGAAGCGGGCATTGCGGCGGGCAACGGCACGGGCGCGCCGATTGTTACGATCAGCCGACCAGGCACGCCCACTGGCCCGGAATGGAACCCCACACCCGGCGCGCCTGTTAATCACGTATTCGTCGCCAAACCGTCATCCAAGGCATACACTCAGCGGACTGGCTTGGCATTGGGTGCGGGTGAGTTGGTCTATTCGCTGGTGAACCGCGGCGTGACGATCACCCCTAGCACATCGGATGTGCTGACAATCGACGGCATAAATTGGCCCGTGCAGGAGGTTATCCCGATGGACTCGGCGGGCTTTGTCATATCCTGGCTGGTGAAGGTGATCAAATGACATATAAAGGAAACGATCATGGCACGAAATGACAATGTCGAAATCCCGCCCGCAGTCTGGACGCAACTGACCAACGCGAATGCTTCGTCAATCAGGGTGCAGTCGGTTAGCGCCACCGAAATGATGTTGCAAGCAACGAATGGCGCTACAGCACCATCGACGATGCTGGGCACAATTGTATTGGGTGGCGGGAATGTCCTTGCTGCTGATATGACGATTGCGCAGATTTGGCCGGGTGTGGATGGAGCAAACCGCGTTTGGGCGTTTGCAAACACTGCGTCGGTAGCTTCCGTAAGCCATGCAGATGCGTAACCTAGCCTTTCGCGGGCTCCGGTTGCCAAGGCTGGGGGCTATGATGCGATCAGGCGGCTCTCCGACTGAGGCCTATGCCGCTAACGGTTTCGCCCCGCAACTGGTTGCAGACTTCATTCGGGAAAAGTATTTCGTCAACGCGGTCGCAACGACGTTCGCAGGCATGATTGACTACACTGGTGGCCTGCCCACGATGGTCGATAGCGATGGGGTGCTGAAGTGGTCGCCGCATAATTTGGTTTCCGCCAGTGTATTATTCAACAGAACATACACTGGCGGAAATGACTTTAATGGTCTTAACGCAAACCTAGTACCCGGTGCGCAATACACTGCGCGCTGTACGGTGGGCGCGGGGGATGTATACACAGGCCCAGTCATCTTTGTGACAGGATTTAGTGACATTGGCACAACGTCCGCAACCATTGCCGATGCAGATCAGGACAATTTAATCACGCTTACGTTTACTGTCGGCTCCGATACGAGCGGGGGAATTAGATTTGGCACGCGTGAGGACGATGGCAACTCTGTAACAATTTCTGATGCTCACATCTACCGCTCCGACCTTGGCGGCATGGTCAACAACCCCGACACGGGCGACAGCTACGTGCCCACCACGACAGCAGCCCGCTATTTACCCCGTCGCGGCAATCACAAGTGGAACGGCACCGCGTGGGTGAACGCTGGTTTGAAGATCGAATCTGCTCAGGCCACGAACCTACTGCTAAACACCGCCACCCTAGCGACCCAATCAAAGACAGTCACGGCGGTTCCGCATACCCTGCATTTCACTGGCACAGGCACCGTCACCCTCACGGGCGCATCAACTGCGGGTCCACTTGTCGGCACGGGTACGGGCGAGGAAAACCGTGTCAGCCTGACATTCACGCCAACGGCAGGTAGCTTGACGCTAACGGTATCCGGTACGGTATCAGCGGCACAATTAGAAGTCGGCTCTGTTCCATCTTCCTATATACCAACCAACGCCTCAGCAGCCACTCGTATCGCGCAAACAACTTCTATCGCTGGTGCCAAGATGCCAGCCTATACCGCTTCCGTCAGCTTGGCGATAAAGGGGGCTATTACGTATGCGGATACGGGGGCAAACCTGCAAGCACGCTATTTTGATTGGGCTGCCAGTGGTTCTGACAAAATACAAGTCTACCTCTCAAATTTAGATGCAAACACTGGTCAAATACTTTTCAATCAAATTTCCGCTTCTGTAAATGATGTTGTGATTTCGGCTCAAGACGCGTATGCCCCCGGCATCAACGTACCGTTTAACTTGGCTTCTCGCAACGGATCGACATTCATTAACGGCGCTGTCGAGGGTACGGCTCTAGCGGCCAACAACACACCCGTTGCACTTCCCGACCTATCATCCGCGCCATTCAAACTGGTCACAAATGGCATCATGAACATCGGTCAAAGTTCTAGCGTGGCCCGAGGACATTGGCGACACAGGTATCGAGGAGGCAAGCGCATGAGTTACAACTTAGGCACAGAAGACGATCCGATCTTGGTGAACGTCCGGTACAGCGGCGGTACACTCGACGCGGTTATTCGCTGCGACGATTACGCCACATTCCAGACAGCCGCGCTTTACGCTGAGTTGACATACGAAGTCATGGAAACCGTTGTTGACCCGAAACGCTTGAGGAAACCCAAGTCGGCACAGGCGTCATTCTCACTGCCAAAGGCGTACACATTGACCACATCGGCGCTATGCAGATCACCGCTGGCACGTATGACGATGAGGGTGCGGAACTAACAGCGCCTACGTTTGACACGCGGCATCATGTGAATTTCAGACTGACTGCTCCTGCTGTAAACGGTGTTGACGACTACGGCGTGGTCAAATGGCACAAGTGGGCGATGGCTTGGACGTTCAGCGGCACCGCCGACACAAATGCAAATGCAAACGAGGAAGCGGTGAAATTGATCGGTGTTTCCCTGATTAACGCTGACACGATCCGCAGTCCGTCGCGGGTGTTTTTGTAGTGCAGACGGCGCATGGAATCAGTGAGGATTGAATGACAACCCGCGACACTCGCAAAGCGTTCTTAAAATTGCTGGATGACACATGGCCCAGCGTCCGGTCGGAGTTTGTAGCAGCCATGCGACAGGCGCGGGCTGGCGTTGATATGAAGGCGCTTGAAGCTGCCATTGCCCGCGGGGATGTGGACGCAGCGTTCCGCGCGCTCCGGTTCGATGCGGCCGATTTGTTCAAAACAGATACGGCAATCACGGCGGCGCTGGCGGCTGGCGGCAGTTATCAGATGGGCGCGTTTCAGCACGCCACCCGCCGCGCGCCGATTGCCAGCCGCGTCGTGCAGTCGTTCGGGGGCCGTAACGAGCGGGCCGAGCGGATTGCGCGGGACCTGGGCGCGCGACTGGTGACTGAGGTGTTGGACGACAAGCGCGTCCTGATAGCCCAGACAATCCGGGGAGGGCTTCAGGCTGGCGCGGGGCCGCTGCGCACCGCACTGGACATCGGTGGGCGTGTGGTCAACGGCACGCGGCAAGGTGGGCTGGTGGGGCTGCACAGCACGCAGGCGGAGTATGTCCAGTCGATGCGTGGTGAACTGACCGACCCCGACCGCATGGCAAACTATTTTACGCGCACGCGGCGCGACAAACGCTTTGACGGGATCGTGCGCCGAGCCATTGCTGACGGCAAGCCTGTCGGGCAGGCCGACATTGACCGCATGGCCGGGCGCTATTCGGATCGGCTGCTTGCGTTGCGCGGCGAAACAATCGCCCGCACCGAAACGCTCAAGGCATTGAACGCCGGGCGGCAAGAGGCGCTGGACCAACTGATCGAAAACCCGAACAACGATGTGCGGGCTGAGGATGTCGTGAGGGCGTGGGATTCCACGGGCGACGGCAAGACGCGCGAAACACACGCAACGGCAGACGGGCAGGTAGCGGCGCAGGGCGTGCCGTTCACGGTTGGCGGTTTTCAAATGATGTATCCCGGCGACACGAGCCTCGGGGCACCTGCTGGGGAAACCGTAAATTGTCGATGCTATTCTGACGTAAGAATTGACTTCTTCGCGAGGTTGACCTGATGGCCCGATACACTTTTGCCACGCTGGACCAGTGGACCAAAAAGACCGAGCGCCGAATTGACGCCGTGCTGAAGGACGCAACGCAATCCGTCGTGGCCGTGGCGCAAGTTTCACGGGACAAGGGTGGCCGAATGCCTGTCATCACAAACACTCTGAGGGGCAGCCTTCAATCGTCAATCGCTGGCGGGGCGTTCGCTGAGGGCGAGGCGTCGCACATTCTGGTTGCTCCACAAATGAAAGGCGGCGACGTGGCAACATTTACTTGGACGGCAGAATATGCGGCGGCAGTCAACAATGGCAACCGAGGCCGCCCCGGCGCGCACTTTGTCGAGGGCGCCGTCGATCAATGGACCGCTATCGTGCGGGCGTCCACGGCGAAAGCAAAGGCGCGGGTCAGATGAACCACAAAGACATTAAAACAGCCCTGCGCACGCGCCTTGCCGCCACGCCGTCCGCCCCGCCGATTGTATGGGGTGAAAACGCGCCGGGTGTTTATGATACGCCGTCGCTGCAATACGTCACGCCGGATCCGCCTTATTGGTTGGCGTATTTTACCACAACCCCTCCTGAGCGTTTCGGCCTGTCCAAATCAAGCCGGATGGTCGTTCGGCTGTTTGTGGCGGTCTTTGTGCAAGAGGGCACGTTCGAGGATGAAGCCGACGACCAAGCGCAGCGCATCATTGACCAATTCC